TCATACAGCGATTATTCTGATGCATCCGCCGACAAGGGCCATCTCCATTCAATGGGTACCGATGGAGCTGGAAACAATATGGTTGGAATTGTTGATCAAGATTTGGTTCTTGGCCAATTAACTGGACACAGCAACACAAGATACAACTGGACACAAGTTTCAGGTTCAAAGTTTTTGCAAGAGGGCTCATCGCGGGCCATTAATGGAGTTGCATATGGAAATGGTGTTTGGGTGATTGCCGGCGCCTCCGGAAAAATGAAGCGATCTACGAATAATGGTTCCACATGGGAAGATATTTCAACAGGAACTACCAACAATATTCAGCATGTTGCATTCGGTGGCGCCGGCGACAGTACTGCAAATGTATGGATGTTTGTCGGCGGCAGCGGAGATCTGTATCGAAGTACGGATGGCGCCGCAAGCTGGACGGAATTAGATCCTGGCCACAATATACAAATGAGCGGAATTGCATCCGATGGTTCTGGCAGCTGGGTTGCTGTTGGCAATGCTGGAAAGTTTGGTTATAGTGATGATGACGGTGCAACATGGACATTCGGAACCTCTAGTCAGGGTAATGACATAGACTGGTACTCTGTGGCAATAAACAGAATGTTGCCACTTGAAGCTGGATAGACAATGGAGCAAAAAAGATGAGCATTAATATAGTGATAGTCGAGAACGACGTTAATCAGTATAATTTCCAAATGCTGGAAAAAGAGGAATATAAGAAACACCACGCAGACACAGATCCTGATTTTTTCTCAAATAACGCGGACTCTGTTGAGAATCCAGGTGCCAAGTATATTTCCATGACTGTAACAGAAGATGGAGAATATGATGAAATTATATGTGTCGCCGCGGAAAAACGAGACGTTGCAACAAGTTTTGACGATTCTGGTGAAGCGGTGTTGAAGATTAGATCAACTGCCGGCTTTTTTAATATTGTTAAAGATATGAGAATTTATGTCGCACAAGTTATTGAAATAGCCGGTTGATATAAAATTGGATTTTTAACGCTATAGCTACTATTTATTTGTGACGAAATTTTATTATTAGGAGACTTTTTATGTCCTCATTGTTAGAACAAGCAATTGTTGATGCAAAAGCCTTAAAAGAGGCCGCATTAAAAAACGCAGAATCTGCAATTATTGAAAAATATGCCCCAGAAATTAAAAAAGCTATGACCACATTGTTGGAACAGCCAGATCTGGGCGCAGAAGCCGCTCTTGGCGCCGCCGCCGGCGCCGGCCAAGATGTAGATTTAGGACTTGATGTCCCCCCCGCAGCTCTAGAAGGCGAAAACGCCTGTCCCTGCCCAGACGAGGGTGAGGCCACAGAGATTGAAATTGATCTTGCTGACCTTAAAAAGATGGCAGAAGAGCTGCCAGTCGATGAACCCATGGATCTTGGGCCGCTTGCCGGTACCGAAGAAGAGGGTGAGTTAGATCTAGGATTAGAAGAGGAAATTGAAATCGATGAAGATCTGTTGGGCCTGTTTGAGTATGCTACGGCAGCCAAAGAAGAGTCCAAAGAGGACAAAGAGGGCAAAGATAAAGATGATGCAGAAGAGCAGAATGAGGAAATCGACTTAGATGATCTCGATCTATCGGATCTTATCGAAGAATTGGTTGTCGATATGCAGCCACAAAAGGGCGGTTGGGCAGGCACTCCCCAGGCACAATTGGATTATGCCGAAGAGGTTGAGGTAGCCCGCAGACAATCGACCCAATATAAAGAAGAAAAAGAAGAATTTGAAAAAGCTGTTGAAGACCTCCAGGAAGAAAAAAAGGTTTTGAAACAGCATATGAATGAATTAAAACAGGCGCTAATGCAAATGAAAGATGAGCTTGAAAATGTGAATCTTTCAAATGCGCGCTTATTATACACGAACCGAGCATTGAGAAGTGTCTCCTTGAATGAGCGACAAAAAAACAAAATTGTCGATGCAATTTCTAAAGCAGGTTCAATTGATGAAGCGAAGGTAATTTACGAAACCCTTCAGAGCACAGTGGGATCTACTAACAGTAGAAGAAATCCACAATCACTGAGCGAAGCAGTTTCTCGTCCATCTTCAATCATCCCCAAACGTAAGCCCCAGCAAAATACAGATGATTTATTCGTTGATCGAATGAAGCGTCTTGCGGGGATTAAAAATTAAATAATAAAAATCATTAAGGAGATTAAAAAATTATGTCTATTTTAAATAAATTAACTGAAGGCATTGTAAATCGAGACCTTAAGAAAGAAGGTACCGCGCTTCTCAGTAAGTGGGAGCGCACTGGTCTTCTAGAAGGATTGGGCAATGACCGTACAAAGAACGGCATGGCTCGTCTACTAGAGAATCAGGCAAAGGAACTTCTTCGAGAGGCTTCTACAATGTCCGGTGGAGACGTTGAGGGTTTTGCCGCAGTCGCATTCCCCATCGTCCGTCGAGTCTTCGGTGGTCTTATTGCTAACGACCTTGTGTCTGTTCAGCCAATGAGCTTGCCCTCTGGACTCATTTTCTTCATGGATTTCCAGATGAATTCCGTCCGTCTAACCCAGACCGGTTCAAATTACTCTAACAGTAAGGTGTCCCTGTATGGTGGTGGCCGTGTTGCTTCTGAAATCACTGGTGGTGTCAGTCTTTCTGGCGATGATCTTGAAAGAGGGTTTTACTCTCTAGCACAGGGTTACGCCTCCCCAACTGGATCTGCTACTTTTACAACTGACCATGTTGTTGTTGCTTCTGGTGTTGTTGGTTCTGGTACCGGCGACGATGTTGATGGTGCTGTAACGGTCGCCTCAATTGGGGGATCCCAAGTTGCAACCTCGCTCAGCAAGCTTGTTAAGTACGACCCAGATCTTTCTGGTTCTGCGGTCGTTATCACCACGGCGCCGGGCCTTTCGGGAGTGTCCCAGCTTAATCTGGACAATCTTATTTCAATTACTGGTCAGGGTACTAGTGGTGCCGCAAATGCAGGCTCTTCTAGCTCTTATGACATTGCAAAATGTCGTCAGGTTAAGCGCTTGACTCAGCTGATTGGAAGATCGGCCGATAAAAAAGATGCTGGCCCTCGCGATCTAGATGTTACCAACGCTACAGACACATCTTTCCTCATGGTGTGGGAGAGTACTGCAAGTAATCCTGGTTCTCACGATGGACCTTTCGAGGATGTTAAGACGCACTTGAATGCTAAGGATCTTGCCGTCACTTTTGCAATTGACGACAAATTTCAGGCTGGTGGAGCAATTGGTTCCGTTGTAGGTGCTAGCACCTGGGGACTGGAGAATGAAGAAAACATTCCCGAGATCGACCTGAAGGTTGACTCCGTTGCTGTAACTGCCAAGACCAAGAAGCTCAAGGCTAAGTGGACTCCAGAGTTAGGACAGGATCTTAACGCTTACCACAACCTTGATGCCGAAGTTGAGCTTACTAGCATCCTCTCTGAGCAAATTGCTCTTGAGATCGATCGCGAGATCCTCAACGACTTGGTTCAGGGCGCCACCGCCGCAACTTACTACTGGGCAAGAATGCCTGGAATGTTTGTTGAGCGCGAGACTGGCGCAGAAGTTGGTGCTGCCACTAAGGCTCCCGACTTCACCGGTACAGTGTCCGAATGGTATGAGACTCTCATTGAGACAATCAATGATGTATCCGCTCAGATCCATCGTAAGACGCTACGTGGCGGTGCTAATTATGTCGTTTGCAGCCCCGAGGTTGCCAACATCCTTGAATTCACCTCTGGATTCCGCGCAAGCGTTACCCACGATGATGACAAGGGACAGATTGGTGCAGTCAAGACCGGTTCTTTGAGTAGAAAGTTCGACGTTTACGTCGATCCTTACTTCCCTCGGAATGTCGTCCTAGTTGGCCGTCAGGGTGGTAGCTTCCTCGAAAGTGGCTACGTTTACGCCCCATACGTCCCTCTACAGGTGACTCCTACGATCTTCGGTGTCGAGGACTTCGTACCCCGCAAGGGTGTGATGACTCGGTACGCCAAGAAGATGGTTCGTCCCGATATGTATGGACTCGTAATTGTACGCGGCCTACTTGGTGAGAGCGGCTCCGAGAGCTAATCGATAAACCAAAAATAAGAAGCCCCCGTTCGCAAGAGCGGGGGTTTTTTGCTTTGAGGCACTATTTAAGAGTGATGAGGGAACTCGCTGCTGGTCAGCGGATCTTTTATCGGGATTATATTTAATACTTTAGGAGGGAAAAAAATATGCCTATTTCAATGAATGTCGCAAGACTGAAAAAAATAATGAAACATCATACGGGAATTCCATACCGTAAAAAGGTTGTGGCTTTAACTGCCGCTACCACTGTTGACAAAGATGATTGTGGACATGTCTACACTCTTGGTACCGCTGGAGGGTTCGCTGTAACTCTTCCAAATGCATCTGATGCTGGTCCTGGGTGGTGGGCTCGTTTTATCGTCAAAGTTGCACCAACGACTGCTTATTTAGTCAACGCAACTGCTGGCGATGGTAACAACATGTATGGATCCGTTATGAATTCTGAAGGTGGAGCTGGAGATTTGACCAATGGTACCGGGACTGACGTTCTTACGTTTGTTGCTAGCAAAGCTCAGATTGGAGATTATATTGAAATCTTCACTGACGGCACCAATTGGTATTGTCAAATTCAAGCCGAGCAGAATGACGCCATTACTTTGTCATAATTGATATTCTAATTTTGTTTTAAAAAATCTTTATTTTTCCCCGACCCCATTGTGGGTCGGGGTTTTCTATTTCAGAAAACTAATTATTGATACGGAGGGATTTATGCATGGCGCGCCCAACACTAACACCAGTAAGTCAAACAAGCAAATCTATTTTGCCAGTCACGGGAAACGCAGATGACGTATCCGGCTCTTTGGCAATTGGTGCATATGTAAAGTACACAGACTCAAATAACAACACTTTTACAACTGGAACAGAATCTTTTTTATCAGGTGCTGCTGCCCAGGTTGAATACACTTATAGAAAATTAGGTGGCGAAGTATTAGATATTGAATTATCTGCCTCAAATGTTTATGCAGCTTATGAAGAAGCGTGTTTAGAGTATTCATATATAATTAATATACATCAATCAAAAAACATCTTGTCTGATGCTCTTGGAAATACAACAGGAACATTTGATCATCGTGGAAATGTAGTTACAGGCCCTGAAGGTGTAAACTTAAAATATCCAAGATTCGAATTTGCATACGCCCGCCGAGTTGCCGATGGTCTTTCTGATGAGGCGGGAATCGGAGGTACTCAGCCATTTTATTCTGCATCGATTGCAACAGTCAAGTCTCAGCAAGAATATGATTTGCAAGATCTGATTGTTTCCGCATCAGTTAACAATTCTGACGCTGCTGGTAATGGAAGTGTTCCGTTTGCCGGGTTATTGACAGATGGTAATGATAATGGATATAAAAAGATTCTAGTTAGAAAAGTTTATTATAAGACACCACAAGCCATGTGGAGGTTCTATGGATATTATGGTGGAATTGGTGTTGTTGGTAATTTAAATACATATGGTCAATTTTCGGACGATTCTACGTTTGAATTAATACCGGCGTGGCAAAATAAACTGCAGGCCATGGCATATGAAGACTCGATATATACAAGGATATCTCACTATTCGTATGATCTTAGGAACAATAAATTAAGACTGTACCCAATTCCAGACGCTCACGCCCCAGAATATTTTTGGGTTGAGTTCACAATTCAAACTAATGTTTGGGATGAATATTCGAACGAGTCAACCATTGGAACTGCTGGTGTTAATAATATGAATACATTGCCGTTTGATAATGTACCATATGAAAATATAAATGCAATTGGAAAACAATGGATCCGAAGGTTTGCGCTGGCTCTCACAAAAGAGACGCTTGGCCAGATTAGGAGCAAGTTTTCCACAGTTCCAATTCCAGGCGAATCCGTAACATTAAACGGGCCCGCGCTAATAACCGAAGGAAAAGACGAGCAGGATAAACTGCGAACAGAGCTTAAAGAAGTCCTTGATCTTCTTGAGTATACTGACCTTATTAAAGGAGATGCAGAGCTTGTTGAGGCGACAAATAAGATTCTTAAGGAATCTCCGTTGCCAATATTTGTAGGGTAAATAAATGTCTGACGATTGGAAACAACCAGAAGCCCCACCGCCTCCGCTTTTCTTGGGAAAGAAAGAGCGCGATCTTGTTAAACAAGTAAATGACGAATTAATTGAACGTGTAATTGGACAGCAAATTATTTATTATCCAATTGATGTTAGTCGAACAAATTTTCACCCACTCTATGGCGAAGCGATAGAAAAAACATTTTTACCCCCTGTCCGCGTTTATGCCTTGGTTGAGTTTGAGGGAATTAAAACAAAGTTCGCCGCTAGCGCCGCCTTAGACAAAGAGGTGGCCATTAATATACACTTCCACAAGAGAAGACTAACTGAGGATCAAGATTTGTTTGTTCGCGAGGGCGACTTTGTTTTATATGGTGATATATATTATGAGATAGTAACACTAGCAGAACCTAAACAATTGTTCGGCCAAATTGATCATAGAGTGGAGATTGTGGCTAGATGTGTACGCGCAAGAGAGGGTCTTTTTGATGGCAGTTGATTTTCTAGAGCCACCGGATTGGGAACATCCAGAGTTGGCGCCAATAAAAACCATCGAATTTCAGCCATCTTCGCTGGAAACGATAGATCAGGCATTATATAATTGGCTATATGAAGAATTAAGAATCTTTGCAACGACCAACAAGGGAAGAAAAAGGGTGCCTGTCATTTGGGTCTCCACTGAAAGAGCTTTTCAAATTAAAAATAATAAGGAATTAAGAGATGATAATGGAAACCTTAAGCTACCCCTTATTACGATCGAAAGAACTTCAGTGGTGAAGGATCCAACAATGCATGGAAGATTGACAGCAAATATTTTTCCTGTTAATGACGCCCGCGGCGGTACAGTTAAAATAGGGCGAAAAATCAATCAAGAAAAAACTTCGCTATTTGCATCGAATCGAGCTGCGCGCAAAGTCGGCGGCGGAAGAGATACCGACAATTCTGATGATGTTGCCCCTGGATCCTTTGCCAGCAGTTCTGTTGGCGATGCGCAGCAATACTATCCTAGAGCCAATAAATTAATTGTTTACGAAACAATGTCTATACCTTTACCTGTTTATGTTAATTTGAATTATTCGATCACCTTAAAGACAGAATACCAGCAACAGATTAATGAGCTGCTGACGCCATTCTTAGTAAGAACTGGCCAGATAAATAATTTTAACCTTCATGCAGACGGCCACAGGTTTGAAGGGTTTTTGCCTAAAGATTTTGGCTCTAATAATAATGCGAGTGACATAGGCGAAGAGGAAAGGATTTTTGAGACAAAATTTGATATTAGAGTTCTTGGACACTTAATCGGAGAAGGCGACAACCAAGAGAGGCCGAAAATTACAATTAGAGAAAATGCAGTCGAATTTACCCCACCCCGGGAGCGTACCATATTGGGCGATAGGCACCCTGAAGCGGTAGATCCAGCCGAAACTTCTAATAATCCAGAGGCCATGCCATCAGTTCCTGCAGCAAACACGACACGCTCTTATGCTGATCAACAATCAGCAGCTTCTCAAGCCCAATCTCAGAACCCAGAGGCCTCCCCAGCGACCGATACCGGAACTGAGTTATCGGATCCATCATTTATTAGTATTTAGCATTGATTAATTTTAAAATGTTGTGGGACTTTAGAAGCGAAACCAACTATTTACTACATGAAAAGTCATAATATATGTTTATGAAATGATATCTAGCAATATGGCTCTTAAGGAGAATCCCCAATATGTCAGTTAAAAAATTTAAGTTTGTATCCCCAGGAATATTCGTAAATGAAATCGATAATTCTTTCGTGCCAAAAGCGCCCGCCGGCGTTGGCCCAGTTATTATCGGAAGAACCGAACGCGGCCCCGGGCTCCGTCCGGTTAAAGTTTCATCGTTTTCAGAGTTTGTCGATGTTTACGGTATGCCTATTCCCGGGGGCAGAAACAACGATGTTTGGCGCCACGGAAACTACGTTGGACCCACATATGCAGCTTATGCCGCACAAGCTTATTTGAGAGCTGGAGTCGGCCCAGTCACAATGATCCGTCTACTAGGCGACTATCATGACAATGAAACAACTTCTGCTGGATCCGGAAAAGCCGGCTGGAAGACCGACGCGTCACACAACGCGTCACGGGCCAGCAATGGCGGCGCCTATGGATTGTTTATTATCGAGTCGGGCTCTTCGGCAGTTGCGGCCCCACCGGGTGTTGATGCCGGCGCTGATCATTCTGGCAAGCAGATGTCCGGTACATTAGCTGCTGTTTGGTATCTGCAAGAGGGATCAATCGAACTTACCGGTAGTGATACTGGTCACTTGCACGGCGGGGATGAAGTCGCGCTTTCTGGTTCCGGTATCCTGTTGAACAACGAAGGCGCAAATCACGAATTCAAGGCAATTATTAAGGACGCTGATGGAAGCACTGTGAAGTTGGCATCTTTCAACTTTGATGATACCTCCGATATTTATATTCGCAAAGTCTTTAACACAAACCCAATTTTGACAAATACAACAGTTACGAGAACCGCCCAGGTAGAGAAATACTGGCTTGGCGAGACGTATGATAACGCTCTAAGAAAGGTGCTGGCAAAGGGTGACGTTACAGCCACCAACGATGGCGCATCTCATGGCTGGATTACTGGAATTGGTAGTGGTAGCAATCACCACGGACTTCAAAAAAGAGCGATGCAAGATTGTGAAACTGGATGGTTTATATCGCAGCACCTTGATACAGCAAATGCGACCAGCTATGCCCCAGAAGACATGCAGAAGCTTTTTAAGCTTGTTGGCTTAAGTCATGGCGAATGGCTCCAGAGAAATCTTAAAGTTTCTATTACCGATATTAAGAAGTCAACAAGACCAGATATTGACCCAGTTGGCTCTTTTGCGATCGAGGTTCGAAGGATCGAAGATAACGACAACGCGGTCCAGCTAGTTGAGAGGTTTTCCAACTTAAGCTTGGATCCAACATCTCCTAACTACATCGCACGTAGAATTGGTAATATGTATGTTAAGTGGAGCGATGTTGAGAAAAGACTTAGGTCATATGGAAGATACAAGAATAATTCTAAGTTTATCCGAGTTGTGATGAACGAGGATGTCGATTCTGGCGTGACCAACCCTGTATTATTACCATATGGTGTTCATGGTCCGGTTAGATATGGATCGTACTCCTTCATCAGCGGCGCCGCCGGCAGCGGCGTAGATTCAGTTTGGCAAGGCGGCGGCGGATCCGCAGGAGCAAACAATAAGGGCTTCAATGTCTTTGCTAGATTTGCTGGAGACATCCCTGGTGGTGGTGGTAGCGGCACTGCAGTACACGCTGTGGCAGATATCGATGACTTGTTTGTCAATGTTGGCCATCTAGCAATTACCGGTAACATTGAATTTCCTGCTGTGCCATTGAGAGTTTCGTCTTCCGATGGAGCGCTCACCGACCCAACAAACGCATACTTTGGATTCCAGACCACAAAGACGGCTACATCTCTCGAATACGATCCAAGTATTCCGGATCATTGTCGCCCTGTTTGCTCTGCGTTCGACACTTTCAACACTTCAAGCGATGGCTTGACGGAATTCTCTTGGGTATTCTCTTTGGACGATCTTCGTCATGAGAGCAACTTGGGCGATGTGCTTGTGTATGAGTCTGGATCCCGCGCTCGCAGTACATCTGTTAACAGCTCTAGCTACGGCCGCTGTCTAGAAATGGGGTATGATAAATTTACGGCACCATTTTTCGGCGGATCAGATGGACTAGATATTACAGAATCCGAGCCGTTCAGAAACACTGGACTCTCCTCTGGTACCGAATATAATAGTTACGCCTATTATTCAATCAAGAGAGCAATTGATACAGTTGCAGATCCGGAATTTGTTGAGATGAATCTTTTGACGATGCCCGGCCTTACAGAAAATACGCTAACAGACCACATTATATCGACATGTGAGAATCGCGGCGATGCCTTGGCGATCGTTGATTTGGATGGCGGGTATGTGCCTTTCACTGAAAATACCACCGCGCCATCGGATCGAAGAGGTTCCGTAGCCGATGTGGTGTCAAATCTACAGAATAGAAACATTGACAGCAGCTACGGTTGTGCTTATTATCCCTGGATCATGATTAATGATAGTGGAACAGGCCAGTCCGTTTGGTTGCCACCCTCAGTTGTTGCTTTGGGGACTTTTGCTAGTTCCGAGAGAAGGTCAGCTGTCTGGTTTGCTCCAGCAGGATTCAACCGCGGAGGCTTAACCGAGGGATCTGCAGGATTGGCAGTCACCGGTGTTCGCGAACGCCTTACCTCGAAAGATAGAGACAAGCTCTACGATTCTAGAATTAATCCGATTGCTAGCTTCCCGTCAGAAGGTATTGTCATCTTTGGCCAGAAAACTCTACAGGCACGCACTTCGGCGCTCGATCGCATTAATGTTCGACGCCTGATGATTTACCTGAAGAAAGAAATTTCAAGACTTTCAACCAAGGTGTTATTCGACCAAAATGTGACTACGACCTGGAATCGCTTCAAGTCATTAGTTAACCCTCTCTTAAGAGGTGTCCAGGCCAGATTTGGTATTACAGAGTATCGTCTAATTTTGGACGAAACGACAACTACACCTGACCTTGTTGATCAGAATATCATGTATGCAAAAATTATGGTCAAACCAGCCAGAGCAATTGAATACATTGCAATTGACTTTACAGTTGCCAGTACTGGAGCATCTTTCGATGATTGATATTAAAGCAACCATTAATCAGCCAAGCTACTATATATTTATGAACAGGAGAATTAAGTAAATGACATTCTGGACCGATTATTCCAACGCCGCCGGTGAGAAGGGCGCGCGCGACCCAAAGAGAGCATATAAGTTTTATTTACAATTTACAGGTATCGAAGATTCGATTTGGTATTGCAAAAAAGTTACCAAACCATCCTTTACTGTATCTGAAACGCCTCACAAATTTTTGAACCACACGTTCTATTATCCAGGCAAAGTAGAATGGAACACTGTCAGCATTACGCTAGTAGATCCAGTCGAACCAGATGTCGCAACATCGTTTGCAAATGTAATTAAGACATCAGGATACAATATTCCATCTGGAGCAAAGGTCGACCAGTATACTACGATCTCTAAAGGAGCATCAGTCGCCGCGTTGGGCGATGTTGTAATTACCCAGATCGATTCCCAAGCCAATGCCCTCGAAACGTGGACTTTGCAAGGCTGTTGGATTAAAGATTTGAAATTCGGTGATCTAGATTATGATAGTGAAGATTTTACTTTGATCGAGATGGAAATTCGCTATGATTGGGCGACCCTTCAAGGCGTCGACGGCGGCAGTCTTCTATTGGAAGGTACCTCGACAGTTTGGGACCCAGCAACTAATGGTGGTTGAAAATTAAATTTTGAGAAAATAGGCATTTAAAACAGAGAGGTGTAATTTGCCACATAGAAATAATGAGGACAGAGTTGGGGCTCGACATACAGCAGCAACAGAGCCCCCAACTACTCCCGCAATGGATCAGGCAGCTGCCGGCGGCGTAGCGCCATTATCGTTTGTAGTCCCAACGGAATTTGTTGAACTACCGTCAAAGGGACTTTTTTATCCCGAGGACCACCCCCTCCATATGCAAGAGCATGTGGAGATTCGTCATATGACGGCAAAAGATGAGGATATTTTAACATCTAGAACTTTATTAAAGAAGGGTGTCGCATTAGATCGAATGCTGCAGAATGTTATCGTTGACAAAAGAATTAAATTAAAAGATCTTTTGATCGGCGACAAAAATGCAATGCTCATCTCCGCGAGAATTAGCGGATATGGAAATATGTACAAGACTCAGATAGATTGTCCTGCATGCGGTGAGAAAAACGTTGATGACTTCGACCTATTTGATGCTGATGTTTATGATGGATCTGATTATGGGGATTATGATATTGCTCCCACCGAGAGCGGCACATACTTGATCGTCCTTCCAAAAACGCAAGTTCAAGTTGAGGTTCGTCTCTTGACCGGCAATGAAGAGGCAAAGATAGTTGAACAGGCGCAGCAGTCGAAGAAGAACAGTCGACTGAAAAAGAACAATAAAGGCGAAAAGAACGCAACGCAGCAATTTAGATGGACAATTCTTGCGGCCAATGGCGATCGTTCGAAACAGTCCATCACGTATTTGATTGACAACATGCCAGCATCCGATGCAAGATATTTAAGAAAGGCGTACAAAGCAATCAACCCAACAATAAACCTGATGCGAGATTTTGAATGCGAAGAGTGTGGCTACGAGTCACAATTGGAGGTTCCGTTCACAACGGAATTTTTTTGGCCTAAGTCCTAAATATATGGAAGCTGTCTATGAGCAGTTTTTTTATTTGAAGTATGTTGGCGGATGGAGCTTCATTGAAGCATACAATTTGCCGGTCGGGCTAAGAAACTGGTTCACTGATCGCCTAGCAGAACAACTTAGGCGCGAAAACGAAAAAGCCGAGGAAGCATCAAGGGCTTCCGGGGGCGGCGGAAGATCAACATATGAGCTTTCTAGCAATGGAATGAACAGTATGCCCCCAGGTGTCAGGTCGCAGATGGGTCGTAAACAATAAACTCATGAGCTTAGACAATTTGTCTTGGCTCATTTTGTTTAATTAACTAATTATTTGTTAGAGGGTGTTTCTATGCAAGAAGAGCAGCTATTAAAAGAAGATGAAATTGCTGAAATAGTAATTGATTTTGAAGAATTGCGACAAAACCAATTGAATGAAAGCTTTTTAAGAATATTTGGAAATGTTACCAAGTTTCTTTTGAGAAGAATGTTTGGTGAAGACATTTTTATGCCAGTAAAAATTCGCGGCCGCCCAAGTGAGATCAAAGCGTTTGCCCAAGCGCTTGGAAGAGAAAAGCGATATATTGAGGCATATAAAAAACACGGTCTTAATGACCCAAGAACACATGCTAGCAAGGGTATGTTAAGTGGGGCGATTAGTAAATTTACGAAAGCAACGGGTCTTAAATGGCCGTTTAAATAGGAAATCGTTTAAGTGGCCGAAAAAACAGCAGAACAATTAGCAGAAGAACTCGCACTAAGAGAGCAGTATATCCAATCTGTAGAGTCTCTTACCGAAGCACAGCAGAAAGAGTTCAAAAACCAAAAAAAGCTGCTAGCCAACCAAGAAGCGCTAATTAAAGCTGCATCCGAACTGACAGCTAAGGGCGTGACTCTCGATATTGCGTACCAAAATCGCCTTAAGACAATTAAATCAGACATTGTTCTCACCGGAGATCTTTATGATGTTCAAGAGCAGATGATCGAAGCGCTTGAAGAGGTGACAAGAAAGCAAGAAGAGCTGGAGGAACAAAATGAAAAAACTACAGACTCGCTTTTCTCTTTTATTGGAATGACTGAGGACGCAGTAAAATCACAGAAAAAGATGGCACAGCAAATGAAAAATACTGGCACCGAACTGAAAGGCATGCTTACTACCATGGAGGGTGCGAAGAAGGGAGCGGCCGCCGGCTTCGCCATGCTGGGTAACATGGCCGCGGAAGGGCTTGCGATGGTGGTTGATAAAGAAAAAGAGGCCCACCAATGGGCCATGAATATGAACGCGCGCGTTGTCGAGCTGACAGATACGAATGATAATTTTCGTAAAGCCATTTTTAACACATCTGCGGAAATGGAGCGTTTAGGCATAACCACTGAAGAGTTCATCGATGCCGGCGCATCACTTCAATCTAATATTACAAACTTGAACACTATGTCTGAAGAGCAAATTGGCATCATGGTTGGTCAAGTTGCCCTGGGTAAAGAGTTGGGTGTTGCCATAGACGATACTGCGAATTCGATGCAATATTTCCAAAGAGTTCAAGGAATGACCGTCACAGAATCAAAAGACGCCGCGGCCTCAATGATAGATTTTGGGCGCGCCATGGGCGATCCTAAAGCCGTGATGGCCGATTTCGTTAGACTTACGCCACAATTAGGAAAGTTTGGAAACAAGGCGAACACAGTCTTCAAGGAATTGGAGATGCGCGCAAGAGCTGCAGGAATGGAGGTCGAAGAGATTTTGTCGGTGACTGACCAGTTCGACACGTTTGAAGGCGCCGCCGAAGCGACTGGCAAGTTGAACGCTATGCTTGGTGGCGACTTTGTTAGTGCAATGGACATGATGGAAGCAACAAATCCGGCCGAACGTTTTGACATGCTCCGAGGCTCTCTGGATCAGGCTGGTATGTCGTTTGATTCTATGGGATATTATCAAAGACAAGCTGTTGCTGAATCAATGGGTCTCTCCGATGTCAACCAATTGGCCTTAATGATGAGTGGCAATTATGATATGATGGGAGATTCTGTCGCAAAAACTCAAAAACAAATTGTTGAGGAGCAGAAGACACAAGAGGAGGCAGCTGCTCGCGCGCGCGATGTACAAGAAGCACAAGTTCAGGTTATGGAAGAAGTAAGAGATGCACTCCTAGAAGCGCTCGCCCCCGGGGAAGACTTCGCCGGCGCGCTCGAGGGCGGCGCAGAACGCGGCCTCTGGTTTGCGGATGCGATGACTGATGCAGCTGAAAAAACCAATTGGTTCATTTACGCGGCCCTCGGTATGCAGGCCATACAGGTAGCGCCAACCCTCTGGGCCGGCGTCAAGGCCCTCGGGGGATGGATCAAGAAGACAAAGCTGGGCACATTCACCAGTGGTCTCTTCAGTGGCGCCATGACTGCCGTACAAGGCACCAGTAAGAGGACTCTTATTATCATAGGTTTACTAGCGCTAGCCATGGGCCTGCTTGCGTGGTATATGCTGACCAAGAGCAATTCCCCGCCTTTGTATATTGGTTTATTCATTGTTGCTGCAGGTATTTGGGCCATCGGTAAAATGAGCAAAAAATCTGTTAAAAACGTAACAAAGCTTATTCCAGCAATGTTGTCTATGGCACTTGTTGTTGCTTCGGTCGGTATAGCTATTTACATAGCCTCAGCCGGCATTGCACTGATGGCTGATTCCTTCGCGCAACTTTCTCCTGGGCAAATAATAGGCGTTGTAGTAGCTTTGGCTGTTATGGGTGTTGTTTTAGTTGCATTGATTGGCGCAATTGCAGGCCTAGGCCCGGTCGGGTGGATAGCCGTCGCTGTTATGTTGGCTGCAGCTACAGCACTGTGGATCGCTGCGCATGCAATTAACATATTGGCGCAAGCTGTCGCCTTGCTTGTGAATGACGCTCTTATACCGTTGGTTGATTTTATTGTTGACTCGGTTATAACCATTATAGAGACTGTAATAGGGTGGATTGAAATGCTGGCCAGCAAGCTTATTGAATTGGCCACAGTTATTGGTGATACGGTTATAGGCATCATTAACGCCTTAGTAGAAGGCATTAGAGCAGTAGGCGAAGTTATAATGGGCGTGATGGAGCAGCTGCCGCCCCTGGTCTCTTCCCTTGCGGAGCTTGGTCTGGCCGGCCCAGGCCTAATATTAGCTGGCGTAGGACTTGGAAGCATTGCCCTTGGTTTGGGTGGTATAGGCTTAGCGCTTCAGACAATTAGCACAGCAGACCTTCAAGCTCTAGGCAACATGTTGATGGGCCTAGGCATGATGAGCACGGGTAGTTTGCCAGACTTTGTTGGCTCCATAGAAGATCTGGCCGATTTGGCCGACGATCTTGATGGAGAGCTTGAGTTTGATATTGATATCGATGTTAATTATGATGCTATGGACGCCGTTGTTAGCTTAATAGAGACAATCAACGAACTGCAGACCGCAACTGTCAACTCTCTAAGCGACGGCATTGCCCAAATCGCCCGGGCCATTGAAGAAATTCCAGACGAAAAGATTATTAAATTCCAATCCCTACTTGATGATGCCGTTATCCTCTCCAACCCAATGTCCTCCACTAGTGGATTACATCGCTTGATTGAGGGCTTTACCGGAGGTGGAGGTGGAGGCGGCGGCGCCGGCGGCGGTGGCGGCTTTGGAAAGAAAACAATTAAGGCCGAGATCACCGTCATGCTCGACAAGAAGGTTGTTGGAAAGGCTGTAAAAGATATTGTAGTCGATGCAATGTCATAAAAGTTGATTTAATAACTAAATATTAATAGCGTATAATATACATACAAGGAGGAGTACAACATGGGAATATTTCCAGGAGGAATCACCGCGGTTCAAGCCGTTGGTACTGCGAAAGACAATGAAACTTTGCCGCAAAGCTCTATGGATCAAAGTTTTGAGACGGGCTATGCTGACTCCGCGATGGGCTATGCCGCATCTAAACAATTGTTTTTAAGTTTTTATTCTTTTAATGCGAAAAAGACAGTTAATTTTCATGGATTTATTATGAGTCTGTCTGATTCTTATTCCTCTGATTGGAATGAGGAGAAAATGTTTGGTCGAAATGACCCAGTGTACACTTTTAAGAGCACCACAAGGACCATTTCAGTTGCATTTCAGGTTGTGGCCAGCACTTTGTGGGAGGCAATGTCAAATTTGGAAAATGTTGGTTATTTAACCAAGTTTGCTTATCCGGCTTACACGTACCCATTTCAGAACTCCACATCAATGACTTCGCCTCCGTTAGTTCAATTGAAATTGGGTAATTTTATTGCCGATCAGAACCAATTTAAGCATCAAATAAACAAAGGAAATGTCGCCAGCGCAAAGAATGGTGGATTATTGGGCGTGATTCGAAGCTTAACAATCACGCCTCAATTTGATTCTGGCGTCTTCGATGAGTATCAAGCAACAATTTATCCAAAATTGATTGAAGTGTCTTTTGATTTTGGTGTGTTGCACCAGCACAAAATAGGCTATAGTGCAAACAAGCCCGGCACATGGATTGGACCGCAGCAATTTCCATATGGAGTTGGCGGCGATCAAAATGTCACAACTGCGCAATCTCAAGCCCGGACATGGGCTGTTGGCGGAAATCTTCCATCGCTATCTTATAACACCCCCGCGCCCACAAAGGAGAATCTCTCTGCAGAGGCTTCCCCGGGTCCGTCGCAGACTTCTGAGGGTCTGGCCCAGACACAGGCAGAAGAGGCGGGTGTGGGTTCAACGACTCAGAGCATGCTCGGCGGTGTTAAGCAGGGGGTGCGCACAATGGTTGATTCAATGAAAGATAATGTATCTTCTCGCCGCGCAGAAAGGATGCAGGGCGCAATAGATGAGGCCACCGCACGACTCGATAAATTCGCGGCTGATCTTTCTGCCCGCGAACGCGGCGGCGACGGAGGTTAAAATGTCAAGATATAAAAAAGTAATCACCAATGCAGATTCTCACTATTCAGACTTGCGACAGTCTAGGGGGAAACCATCGGTTGAGCAATATACAACCCCAGTGTTTGTTCCAATTAGGGCCGGCCATAGAACTTTGGTTCAAAAGGTGAAGCATGTCTGGACTCCTGGTGATAGATATTGGAAATTGGCTGCAAATTATTACGGAAATGCTGAATTCTGGTGGGTTATTGCTAGATATAATTTGGCGCCAACAGAATTTCATGTCCAAGCTGGCGATTTAATTTATATCCCGATCCCACTTCAAGATGCTCTCCGCATAGTGAAATAACAAAAAAGAGGTTAATATAAGATGGGAAAGGGTGTATCAATACTATTGACGTATTATGGACTGCCCGCAAAAGGTAACCGTCCTGGCTCTGGCGGGCATGCCAAAATTACTCAAACAACTCAATGTACTTTTGAGCTGTTGCGGTCATCTGATAACGAGTCCGATGGGAATGGCAGCGTTGCGAACGCTATGATGGGCTTATCAATGTATACCAATGGGCCCAAGATCTCCGAGACAGCCTATCATGACTCCTTCGGCCACAAAAAGTGGAGTATCGAAAGGCGCGCCGAGCATTACGCGTCCGACACCTGGGAGCAGGATTGGTTTGACGATACTGTGTCATATGGCGTGATAGGTTCAACCACACACCTGTCCGAAGACAGCACGTACACAATAACAGATCAGGTTGTCAACAAGGCCGGCTCATATGCTATAACTAAGATTGCTGCACCGGGCGGGCGTCGATATGCCAACGGAATGGCTTTCCCTGATGTCAGTCCACAGCGATACATTTATAGTATAAAAGCAAATTCAGATGTTGACGCAGAAGTCAATGGCTATAAGCCCAATGATGAATTGTTGTTTCGCGGCCGCGGCTTGGACGCAGTTAATGTTCATGCACAGCTTAGTGAAGAGATTTCCTCCTCCCCCGCGGACGATCGGGTTGCGATGTCGAGCCACGGGGACAGTTATGTGCCAATTTGGAGAGACCCGGCCCTGATATCTGATTTCTTTGAATCAAGTAAATATAAATATCATGGAACGTTTTGTAACAACAACGAACTTAGAGCGTTTTGGGAGAGTATAAAAACTGGTGGCTCTAATTTTTATGGACCAGATAGTTTTGCGAACAAAAGCAGCAGTGGCGGCGATTATTATGGATATTTTGATTGGAATTTAAAGGTTAATGGAAACTTGGAACACGATTGCTGGCAAGGACAGTCGACTGGCGAGTCGTGGTTTTCGAGCGGCATAAACTCATCTCGAAATGCCTTCAATGGCATGCAAGTCCTCACTACCAAATCTGGAATGAAGGAGTCGATTGTGGAGCAGCGCTTGTGGTGCATCGATACGACTGCCCACACCGTCGAAGACGGCATCACTGACGGCCAGCGCATAGGTAATTGGAAAAATATGTATGGCCTCACGCCAAGTGAGATAATTGCACGATATCCTGTGAAAGAACAATTGGCATATGTGAAAGGGATGATTAATGATATCATTGAAGCACGCGATGAGATGAATGCCAATCCGGACTATGTTTCGCAAGCTGGTCAAAAAACCGGCTGGACGGATTGGTATGATTTGGCCGCCGCCATCGATATGAGCAGGTTCCCATCTTCATATTTGGGCCCCAGCGCCACGTCGGCTGTTGTAAAATGGATCTCGTCTCCAGGCTATAATCATCAGAAAGGCACCTTGCAGGCTATTCAATATGATCGAGCAAAATTTGACCGGATCGATGACGCTCCCGCGGGCCCATTTGCATGGTACCCCGGTGTCGGTTTTAAAACAGGCGTTACTGCCGTGGTCAATGAGAACGAGGCCGTATGGACTGCTTGGGGTACTGCCGAAGCTCCTGGACCGGTTCAGCAGGAACTCGCGGGTATAATAACGAACTTGCAAGATCAGTATAAGTATCTTGCGGAGCTTCAGCAATATTTTGAATATCGCGGGGCTTTAGAGCGCGCTTATATCGAAACCATGGCAGACATGGACGATGGCCAGCAGACCGCAGGCTTTGGCGGCGGAGCGCGTGTCGCAGATGAGATGGCCTCTTCATATTTGGCCGCCTCCATTGAAGCCAATGGTGAGATAATTGCCGGCGACGATGAAGAAGCAAAGGAGGCAGCCCTTCAGGCGGCCGCTACTGCCGCAGAAACAGCTCAAGCATATTCTGATGCAGGAGATGTTGGTGACGCCTTCAAAAGTGACTATGAAGGTATTCCCGATGTTGAGGCTGCAGAGGCTGCAGCAAAAGCGCGCTTTCAGGACCAGTGTTATTTGCTGGCCCGAATGGGCCAGCTAGCTGCCTATAATATGGTCCGATTAGGCAAAACAGCTGATGGTGAGACTCTTGATTCTTATATGTCACCCTATACTTTACGCAGGGGAAACACTGGCCGGAAAGGCGGCGGTGGAATTTACATGGTGCATGGATCGCCTAGCACGCTTGTAAACGGCTTGGTGTATAATCCAAACTTTTCTGGACCATGGGACGACGACGAAGAAAAGTCGTATGGATTCGATAGTATGAGTCCTGCTACTTTATCTAAATTGTTGCCTATGATTAGGTTGTATAAAGTGTTTCCGTATGAATATGGCTCTGGCTTCGAAGCCGGCACCCCAGTTGAGTTAGAGGTACCATTTTTTAATAATATTCTATCTTCAGCACAGAGCGCCGCGGGCGCCCTCGGGGGAGGATATCCCGGCGGCACTGCTGCTGCTTTTGGTAAAGGTGCCGATGCTATAGAGCGGGCCATATTTTCCGATGAAGGTTCCAGGGGAGTCGGCGCTGGGATTATATCGTTTGATTGGGACTTTTTTGGAAAAAATCCGTATTCCTCCAGAAGAGATATCAAGGCAAAATTAAAATTGTTTTTTCATGATTTTAATGATATTTTGAAAGCTCGATGGGCCAGGAACCCAAACGATAAAAGGAATTACCCTTTTAAGTATATTGACTTGATTACTATGACGCAATATAAGAAGATAAAAAGCCCATCCGCGGATGACGCTACTCCGATTAATTTTAAAATTAAAGCAGTATGTGGTTGGGCCTTTCCGGATACCACTGCTGGTTGGTTGGAGGAACAGTGGATGACGCCGTCTGAGATCGAGGCGGTAAAGAATTCTTTTAATTCGTTCTATTTGACGCCGACACAACATGAGTGGGATATTCGCGACGACAACACTGTTGAATTGACGATCGATTATATAGGAAGTATTTATGGAGTCTTAAGTGATGCAAAGGCTGATATTTTAATGACATCAAGGAGGGTAAGAAAACAAAAACAAAGAGATGCAATATTCGCCGAATTTGAGAGTCTGTGCCCAGACGACAATGAAAGCCTTAAGGAGCTTAAGAAACAGCAACAAGAGGAAGCCGAAAATGACATGACCGAGGCATATTCTGCCCTTTTTCAGTGGCTACAATTTGGCGGGGTTGAGCAATATGATAATATATACGATACAAAAAATAAGGATCCTGCAACTGAGACAAAAAGTGGCGGCATCGCGAAACAGAAACCTCATGATGTTGTGGTTCAACGTACATTGACCCAACCCACTCTTTTAAAATTGGTTGTAGGCATTGATGATATTATTTCTTGGAAATCTGCTGGTCCTTTCGGCAAACAAGAAGACCCGGCCATGTCTGTCAAAAGAGACAAAGATGGGATGGTTATTGCTGATCCCGACCTCAATTCTGAGAAGTCGCGCCAGAATGCAGGCCATGGCGCCATTCAGGTCGTGGATCCAGAAAATGCTACGCATACGAGGACGGATATGTCTATCAATACCAAGGCCACGTATGAAGATGACGAATCCGATAACGTATATAGATCAGGCGTGGGTAGCTGGGCTAACCAGGTAGGTTCGGGCAATACCGCGAGTCATAAGAACATGAGGAAAAATGCCTTCGGTAATATGGAGCATGACCTGGATGGTACGGGGTTGATGATCGACCTTCCCACAATCCACTCAGCACCCAAATATGATAATAGTGGTGATATTTTTACCAATACAACTTTAACGTTAGCTGCCCAGACCGGCGCCGTTGATGAGAATGGTGCAAAAATCACAGAGTTCAGCTTAAGCAAGGCTGTTGCGCCCGGCCAGGATGAGAATGATACTGAATATGTCGAAATTGATGGCGAAGTGACAACCAATCAAATGTTGGCCTGGACAGCCGGCACATACGCCGACGATGATCCGCATTCGCATGAAATCTTTTTCTTTTATTTAGGCGATATAGTGTATGCGGCATATCAAATCGTAGCTGAGGCGATGAAGGAACGCGGCGGCCATTCTGCTTATAAGGCCCTTTTGGACAATGTTTCAATTATTTTGGGGCCCATTAATATTCGCGAGCCCAAAACAGGAGAATTGATGCAGGTTAACCTAGCAGATATTCCAATATCTTACACGTTCTTCTTGCAGTGGTGGATGACAAATGTCTCTGGCAGAAATCTTAAATCCTATGCATTAGTTGATTTTGTCAGAGAGGTGATAAAGGGCATGGTTGTTGATGTCTTGGAGGATTCACAGACCAGCTGCTTTGCATCATACCCGGGCCTGAAGGTTAGACTGAACAATGTTAGTGCAACTGGGGCTCAATTGGACTTGGATGAGGCTGATCTTCTTCCCGACGCGCTCGATGGTAGAAATAATGAGAACGCGATTCAAGGTTGGATTTTCAAACAAAATAGCGAGATAAGAAAAAATGCTAGTTTACCAAAAAACAGGCTTTATTTAAACCTGTTAACTGGCAAGTCGAAATTTAAAAAACAATTGCCCGTTTTGAAAACAGAAAATTCACGAACCCCATATATACCAGCCAACAAGAATACTAACTTCTTCATTTTTTACGCCGAGGGCATGGTCACCAATGACTTAAAGGGCGATGTGGACGACGATCAGGAAAAAGGGATCCCACACTTTAGAATTGGATCCAACAAGGGGCTTGTTAAGACAATTAAATTTTCTAGAATTGATGCAAAATATATGCGAGAGGGTCGGTGGGCTGCCACGGATAAATCTGGCGCCGACCAGCAGTTCAGACAGTTTAAGGATATTTATAATGCAGATGTTGAGCTGTTTGGAAACGCCAGATTGTTTCCAGGCCAGATGGTGTTCATTGACCCAAGTGGAATGTCACCACATATGGGTTCCCCAGCAGATGAAGAATCGATGGCGTTTTTAATGGGTATTGGTGGCTATTATATGATTACCCGAGTAACCAACTCGGTTGAAGCTGGTAAATTTGTCACAAACCTACATTGTACCTTTACGCAAAATGGATCTCCAATTGCGCAGCTTGATTCGCAATTTGAAGACCCACTAGTGACGACTTGCACGGTAGCAGATCAATATCTCAAAGATCCTGACGAGAAAACATCCGGCCCAGGGTCGTCGTCGGGCGTCACCGTAGAGAGGCGTCGACCTGACGATGGTCCCGTTAAAGAAACTCTTGATGTTATTGATCAATATGAGGCTGGTGAGATCGGTGGCGGAGAGGCCATCGCCCGAGGGATAACTGGAGTCGGAGCTGAACTGATCGAGGGGACAGCTATTGGCGACATGCTCGGTGTTGAAGATTCGTGGGATGGCCAAAACTAATTAAAAATAGTTTAGCTAAATACTTATACACAGAGGAACAAGAATGCCAATATACAGATCATTTTTGGGAGAAAATAATAGATCGGCGCGCCACAATTATATTTATAGAACTAAATATCGTGCACACGCATATGATTCCATCATTGGCACCGCGGATAGCAAGAGCACCCTTAAAGATTATCACTTTGCAGAGAAGATACTTTATGGAAAAGTAGATAGGTTTCATATACCAATATGCCCGAGATATGACCGGCCCAGCACAGTCACTCCAAAAATCGTATCGATTAAGAATTCTGCAGATACGAAACGACCGGCCCGAGTTTTTCGTATGGTCGAGCGCGCATTTAGGAATTTGACAATAGAGTTTCAAAAAGCAGTCGCATGCAAAAAGATCGACGCTGATCATCCGTATTTGTCGGAATTAAAGGCATATCGTGGAATGGTTAATTACAAGGAAGCATATGGTAGTTATTCGCGAGCAATTGGTCAGGCAGTTGTGTATAAATATATGCCACAACTAGATCTACATTTGGATAAAAGATTCATCTTTAATAATTTCGACCAGTTTACTGATCAGGTGATGTTGGCCCTTGAGCGAATCGCTCGCGTTCAACCCATTACGTTAAGTGGTTTTATGAGATCACGGTTTAGCATGCCTCATATATCGGCTCTGGTTGTGGATATTGCTGATTTGGACAATTCTGTCGATCAGGAAAAATATGATACGTTCATCAACAGCAGAAACTATCAATTCTTTTTAACTGCCGCTAAACAGCATGGGTTTCATATTGATCGTTTCGTACCGTGGCGCTTATATTTGGATGTTAATTGCGATGTGACTGTACCTAAAATGTACAGGTATCACAACCAAAGCAGTCCAGATAGCTTTTTTAGAGCCAACTACAATCGCGCACATATTCCTGGATATGAATTGTTCAAAAGATTTTTGTTGAATATATATTACACATATCATGATTATAAGCCCTTTCGTGGCGATTATTCAGCATGCACAAATGGATCAACTGTCTCTAGGGTGGAAAGATTGTTGCCGACGCCAAGAAGTCTAATTTTTTCGCGAAAGGATGAGTTATATTTTCTCAAACTATACGCCAAGATTAGAAACATAGAAGAGGAGGGCCTCTATTCAAGAACCGAAGTTGATGATATGGCTAATCAGGCCTATCAGAGACATATGCTTCCCAGTCGAAACGGACCCCAGCTGTCCAGATACAATATGGCGAATGGACTGTTGTACTTAGAGAGTCGATTGTCGAGAAATCATACAAAACAAGGCTCCTTAACAAGTAAAGAGATAGAATTAAGGTTGATTAATGAGGCAAAAGATGTTACTATAAGGAGACGCCGGCAAACAAACATGGCCGATGTAGTGCCACATGCGACCGGTCCGTATGGGGCAATGCCCGGTTCTTACGACTATGATCATCACGCAGATGCGGATTTTGATGATAGTGATTTGGGCTACGATCCTTATGAGACTGATTTATAAAGAGGTATAAATGATATTTCAACCTTTAGATGATAAGGGGAGTTGCGTTGGAATTTACTACGATGGTGATATTCTACTTGATTCTATTCCTAGTGATTTGTCTGCTGCTTGGAGGTATGCGCAATTTTTAAAAGACCGGGATACCGTCCAGTATGCCAAGCTATATTGTAGTGGCAAAGCGCCCGAACTCGTTTGTCCGGATCACATTAGAGATGAATTTGATAAATCTCTTAGAAAATTAAGAGCATTTTATAGATCTTTTAAATTAGGTCGGATCTCGTTAAGCGACCATTGTTTTTTCGATCTAGTTCCAAAAGATTTTTTGTTGGAATATTTTGACTTGATGAATCAGATTACCGAACATGTTATAGGCACGCACGAAAAACCAGAGAATTATGATTTTTTGCTTGACTTAACAAAAGTCATGACCGACATCGGGCATCGAAAATTGAACATTAATCTAGCAAACGGTAGATCCAAAATAATTTCGAAAAGAGGAAAATCGGCTTTTATAAAATATAAGAAATACGATCCTTATTGCAAGTATAGCATTTTTGGATCAAAAACCGGGAGACTAATTAATATTCCCGGCACGTTCCCTCTTCTAACAATGGAGAAGGATTTTCGCACAATTGTTGAGCCGACAAACGATTGGTTTGTAGAATTGGATTACAATGGCGCTGAGCTGAGAACTCTTCTTGCATTGTGCGGAGAGGAGCAGCCCGACGAAGACATTCACGATTGGAATGCAAAAAACGTATTTAATAATTGTACTCGCGAAGAGGCTAAAAAGAAGATCTTCTCCTGGTTGTACAACCCAGGGTCATACGATAAAAAGGCTGAGAGCCTTTACAATCGCTCCAAGGTCAAGAAGGAGTATTGGGACGGAAACACAGTTAGAACGCGGTATAATCGCGCTATACCCGCCACAGAGCACTTCAGCATATCCTACATAATCCAAAGCACCTTTAACGATGTCTTGCTGAGGCAATTAATCAAAATTGATCAATTTCTTGAAAATTATAAATCACATATTGCATTTTGCGTACATGACTCTATAATTATAGACTTCACTGATGATGAAAGGCATCTAATACCGGAGATAAAAAAGATGTTTGCCGAGAATGACTTGGGAACATTCAAGGTTAATATCAAAGGTGGTAAGAATTTTGGATCTCTTTATAAACTAAGGCTATAAAACAACTAATTAGTAATATCATGGAACTTATCTCAACTCATTTTTGCAAAGCCGCCAACGTTGGCTACCATGGCAATCTTTTCGGTGGCTCATTGCTCGCTTGGCTCGATGAGGCCGGCGCCATATTCGCATGCCAAGCATGCGATACACCAAGGATGGTGACAAAGAAGATTTCAGAAGTTGTCTTCAACAAGCCTGTACGCCCAGGTCAAATAATTAAAATTTATGGTGAAGT